CCTTCATGGCTGCGGGGCTTGGCAATCAGTTCTTGCAGCAACGGGTTGGCGTCAACCATAGGGTTAAATTTCGTTTCCAGCCACGTGGTCAGATCGCCTTGCGAGGGCTGCATCATCATTTGGCTTTTCGGCTCATGCGCGATGTAGTAGCCCTGCAGGCAAAGAGCGGCCAGGGTCTTGCCAACCTGGGCACCCCACATCAACGAGATGCGATGGCAGCCCGGGTGCACGGCCATGTCCATTGGCTCGCGCTGATAGGGTGCGTTGTCAAATCGGATGGGCCCGGGTATTGCGTTGCCCGCTGGAATGCGCACGTTTTGTTCTGACCACTCGGATGGCTTGAGAGGGGCAGGCGGAACCAAGTGGCGTGCGGCCCGCTTTAAGGCGCGGATTACGCCGGGGGCGTTACTGAACTGTTGGGCTGTGTCAGGCCGCATCCATCTGCTCGTCTTCCTGCTCCAGATCTACTTCTGAATCGGCCGCAGACTCCAGCGCCTGGATCAACTCGGCAGCTAGCACGGACTTGAACCTGCTCTCGTCAGTTTCGCCAATGAGCTGGGTTACCACACGGCCTGGCACGTTCATGATGTTGGCGCGGATGGTAGCGTTCTCAATAGCCCGGGCGCGCTCGAACTCACCGATGGGTGCAACCTGTTTCCTGTCGCGAGCGAGATCTAGCTCAGCCTGGGCAGCTTCGGCCGCTAGCTTGCGGAGCTTCAGCTCTGTCTCATCGAGCGGGACATTGCCGGTAGCCTCAAGCTGCGCTTGCTCACGCTGCCATTCAGACACGTCACGAGTGTTGAATTTCCACGGTTTACCCTGGCGGCCTTTTTCTTCATAGGGACAACCGTTGCGCAGCCAGCTGGTAATGGTGTTTAGCGACACGCCGAAGATTTCCGCCAGCTCTTCGCGATTTACATGCCTGCCTTTTCCCTTGTAAGCCATTGCTCAATACACCTATGACAACAATCAACCCGGTTTCGAGGGCCTCGCTCATATCAAATCCCGCGAGTCCGAATACCCGCAGGGCACCCCCTGCCGGGGAGTACCTAAAAAAATCCGAGAGGTATTCGGTGACATGCTACTTGCGTGGCCCATGAAGGATGGCAGCGATCTTCTCGGCGCCACGGCTGACGAAGTAGAAGCCGAACGCAGCCATCAGCATCTGCTTAAGCATCTCAACATACGCTGCATCCACCTGCTGCTCATACAGGCTGAAGCCTGCGAACAGCGTCCATGCACCCATCAGATATACCAGCACAAGGGGGCGTATGTTCTGTGCCAGCCAGCTATTGGATGCCATGTCTGTCTTCAAACGCTCAGTAAGCTGCGCCTCCATGCTGGCCTGGAAGTCCATGGCCTGGGCGCGGGCTGACCTCTCAAGCTCAGCAAGGCGTGCCTGCGCCTGTGCGCGCTGTTCTGGGGTCATGTCTGGGGGGAAGTAGCTGGTAATCAGATCCTTGCCAGCACTGATAAGGTCGCCAATTACAGGCATCATGGCCAATCTCCTAATCGATATGTTTGTGTTGTTGACGCGCCCACCAGGCGGGTATGTCCATGTTGGGGCAGCTCTTGCGTGAGTCTAGATCTCGATGGCCAACCACCTTGGCGCCCGGGTACTCCAGCAGCTTGACCAGCAGCCAGCCCTCAAGAGTGCGCAACTGATCGGGGTCGGGCGCCACGCTGGTGATAATGCAGATGCCCAGGCTGTCGGAGTTATCCCCCTCGCCGTCCTGGTCGAAATCGCGCACGTGAGCGCCCTGCCAGTAATCGGGGCGGCCTTGCTGTAGTCTCGCGGCGCCGGTAATCACGGCGTTATAACCGATGCCTGACCAGCCGCGCTGAACGTGCCATGCGTGTATGTCTTCGGCTGTGTCGCCCCTGTCTTTTGGGCTGTCGCTGACGTGGACAACCAAGTACTTGATCTCGCGCATGGCGGTCAGAGCCTCTCTTTTTCGATTGATTTGATCCGAGATTCAATCATCTGCTGCCTCAACAGCCAGTTTTCTCGCTGCGCAAAGGCTTCGCTTTTGGTCTGATAGCGGTCGAAGCGCTCATCCATAGACGCAATGGACGCCTCAAGCGTCGAAAGACGGTTGACAACAACGCCCATGGTGCTGCTCAGGTCGGCAACTGAGGCACCCACCCAGATAATTGCCGCCAAGATCAGGCCCGCTATGACTGTCTGGCCGTGGCGCTCCCACGACCTAAAGCCGTTGCGGTCGTTGTTTGCGTTCGGTGGCATGGCCAATACTCTTGTAAGTGATGTGCCAAGCATCATGCGGCTTGGCGGCTTGTGACATCACTGGCAAGGGTTCAGAGTGCAAGGGTGATCTGGGGATTGATTTCGCGAGGCGTGCCGCGGCGCTTTACTGGCCCAATATCCGTGTTTACATTAATGCGCAGTATGTAACCCAAGGTAAGAGGGCTGATCTTTACCGAATGAGCGATAACCTCGATATCCGCACCGCTGTCGTGCATCTCACGGGCACCGACGACTGCAGCGGCCCACTTTTCTGAAATATTAAGCTTCACCGCGATTTCAGCTGGCGTAAAAGCCAAATCGTAATAGTCAACAATCCGCCTATCGTTAAGGATTGCCCGCTCCTGGTAGCGGGAAATAGCAGGCTGTAACGTGCGGCCGCCGTGCTCTTCACACATTGCAAAGGCATCATCCCACCCCAGCATTGTTACAAGCTGGTGCTTTGGTGTCAGGTTCTTAGGTTTTGGCACGTAAATGTTGCGCCTACGATCGCGGCTTCCACAAGGCTCTAATGCGCGCACAAATCGAAGCGCCTTAAAATAGCCAATCACGTCTGCAATTTCCTGTACGCTTTTTGGTAACCGCATCGGTGTGGCCTCTGGAAAATCAGTCGGTTTTAACTTCCAGCTCTACTTTGCCCTGAACCTCAAGTAACCGCTCATACCGAGCCTGCGACTGATATGTGATTTTTATGTGCGCTGGAAGCTCATGCCATGGGGTTATACCGATTCCCTCAGCTGCAGTGCGTAGCTTATCCAGCGACTGCACCTTGCCGCCCTTAGCTTTGAACGCTGCAATGTCACGCTCTATCTTTTCCCGCCGTTCCTGAATCTTTTTTGGTGCCTGCTTTTCAATCTGCACAATCAATCTCCGTGGTATCGCTGACCGCCTGGGCCATAGCCCCGGCCGTTGTCCTGTTTGGCCTGCTCTATCAGCTGGCGGCGCAGTTCGTTGTTCTCTTCACGCTGGCGGTTCAGACGCAAACGCAACTGGATCACCATGTTTTCGGGGGCCAGGGCCTCGCCTGTTTCGTTGTCGACCAGGCCCGTGGCGTTGCAATCGTGGCAGGGCATCTGGTGGAACAGTCCCTGAATCATCCCGCTGGCCTTGCAGATCAGGCAGGATTTTAGCGGCCGGATCTGCTGGCGGAAGCTGGGCCCGGCTTTCTTCACGCCGGCGCGCCTTCGGTAAGGAAGCCCATGCAGTACAGCTCAATGCGTATCCGGTCTGTTGAATAGCCATACCGGCGCTGCAGTGACGTGAATGTCCGCAGTTTGTATTCCCGCTCAAGCTTGTTGCGATCGATGATGAGCTGGCGGATATAGCCCTGATCCTCTTCTGGCAGATAGTTCGGGATCCTATTCCACGCTTTAAGAACCGTTTCTTTTGAGCACTCGAACTTGGCGCCAATCCTTTCGTTGTTTAGGTTCCGGAACTGATCCAGCAGGCCCTGGCCATCGATGTACTCCTGAGCGACCTGTCGAATACTTGGGCGGTGGCTCATGCGGACACCTCACTGACCAGGGCGGTCTTCAATGAAACAGGCGCCACCACGAAGCACGGCAACAGCGGTTTGGCTTGCGATTCGACCAACAACGCGGCGCTGTGCTGTTCGCCAAGCTGGCTCGGGCAGACCGGGCTGGAACACCTGATGTGCTGCTGAAACTTTCTGCTCACTGAGCAAGGCGAGCATTTGCGGGATTTCGGGCCATTTGTATTCGGGGTCACCGGCAGACAGGCGATGTTTGAGGCGGCTGAATATGCAGTCAATCTGCTCAAGCGAGAGCTGGCTGATGGTGCCGGCCCACTCACGGCGCATAACCTTGAGCTGCGCAGTGGACTTGCCCCACAGTGTTCTGGCTCGGCTGTCGCCGTAAATCGTAACGATGCGGGCAAAGAAAACGTTGGTTTTGTCGATCTGTTCGCGAGTGAGGTTGGGCGCATTAGAAGTGCTCCCTGGCGTAGTCAAGGTCGGTGAGCTGCCGTGTGAGCTCGCTGTCAGCCTGTCCACCACTTGTCCAATTTGCTGCATTGCCGTCACCGTTACGTTGTCCGTTGCTGTATGCCATGGGGACTGGAGCGCCCAACTGGCCCAGGTAGTTATTAAACTTCTCTGCGTTGAACAGGGTGGCTGGCCGCAGGTACTGTTCGCGGTTCTGATCCCCCAGCCACTCTGCGCACTTGCGGTCGATCACCGCTTTGAAATCCGCCAGCGTGGCGCCTTCCTTCGCCCTGGCGCGGATTAGCTTTGTGCTGGTGGGTACCGGCTTGAAGTTGCGGCGCGCTTTGAGGTTCAGATACTCGATTGCTTCAGCCGCAATGTCGGGTTGCCCGACAGAGTCTTTAGGATCTCTGGTAAATTGATTACTGGTACACTGATTTGTCGGAGATTTATCCGAGGTCTGTCGGATATTTTTCCGAGGTTGATCGGATATTTCTCCGACCTTGCTCGGATATTTTTCCGAGGTAGCGGATGCCTCTTTGCGGGGATTAGAAGCTGCTTTCTCTTCCTTCATATTCCAGCGCTTACCCTTGTCGGTAATCCTCACCAGCGTGATTTTTGATGTGCTGGAAAGCTCCACAACGCCCTTATCCTGAAGCTGGCGCAGCAGCCTATACGCGGTGTCTGGCTTGTCTGTAAGAATGGGTAGCTCGTCGACAATCTTCTGCTTGCTGATCGCATAGAAAATGTCGCCGTTTTTGCTGACATGGCCAGCCCAAGTCGGCAGCTGGTGAACAAATGAAAACAGAATGGCTTGCTGGGTGTTTAGCTCCCACTCCAGCGCCGCCTGCTGATCGACTAACAGTGTGAACTGCACGCGCTCACCCCCTTTTTTGAATTGCAGGAGCGGCACAGGGTCTGCAAGTTGTCTAAATTGGTCGGGCCATCATTGGCTTCTGCAACAATGTGATCCGCGCACAGGTCAAGGTGGGTACCGCAGTGCTTGCAGCGATAAAGGTCACGCTCAAACACTTTGGTTCTCATCACCTGAGAAATTACTTTCTTTCTTAGCTGCCGAGCCTGCGGCTCTTCGGTCAGGCTGAACACGTCCTGAATGACCGTTAGCATGTAGCCGCCTTCACCGTCACCCCAGCGGGCAATTGGGGACAGCTCATCTTTATGTTGCTCCAGGAGCTCACGGAGCAATACGGTGGCGTCGCGCTCTGCCGCAATGTATTGATCGTCCTGGCTCATGAAGCCACCTGCAAATCAAACAGGACGTTGCTGTAACGGCCATCCCAGTCTAAACGCATGTCCAAACGGCCTTTCTCGTACTCGGCATAGAGCCACTTGGCGCCCTTTTGAGTGAGTACAACCTTCTCGCAAAGCCTGCCGTCCTCGTTATAACCCCAGCGCTCAGCAAATAGGATGCCCCGATAGGCTGCAGCACTGCGGTAACCGCCAGTTGGGGCTTTCAATAAGCGCTTACGCTCAACAAGTAGAGGCTGAACGCGCTTGAGGTTGACGCCATTAAGCATTCGGCAGAACGCGTAAGGTGTCAGGCCTTGCTTGAGATTGGCGGCTAGGTCGTTGCAGACGGAGTTCAGGCGGAGGGTTTCAGACTCCAGATGCTCAATCTTGCCGTTTAGGTCTTCAATGACCACTCGCGCTACTGGGGATATGTGCTTTAGCAGAGAGTCAGGCTTAGGCGACTGTTGCAGCACTTCGAGCTCTGTCCAGCGATCGACAAGTCGGGCTGTGAACTCAGGTGAGAGCTGGGCAACAACCACGTAGCTGTCGCGCTTGCCAATTTGGTAGACAGAAACGCCCTGGCCCAAGTGGTTTTTAACTTCCCCCAATGGGGGGAGTTGAATTATTCCGCGTGTAGCCAATCTCTCAATGGACTGCTTCACTTTGTCATGCCTGGAATTGACGACCTCAGAGATCTCCAAGCTACTCATCGTTAAACTTCCACCAGCTGGCGGAGATGGGATTAAGCTGTTCATGCCTCACCTCGCCGCGCGCTGGCCCACCCGTTCATTGCAGTGACATTTTTAAACGCATCGAATCGGCCTGCCTGCTTGTAAGCCTCGTGGTAATGAGTGGCAATCTTCTCCATACCCATATTGGATAGGCTCGCATGTAAAATTGTTAGCTGCTGAGAGATGGCCTCGTCCTGAATCGGATACAAAACGAATAGCGGCAGAACGGATTTGAGGAAAGAGGTCGCCTCAACTGCATTTTTAACGCAATTGGCAAAGTCAGCATCTGAAGGCAGTGCTGAGTCATGTGATTCCAAGAAAGGCGCTGCCATGCCGTTGGCTACCGCTATCATCGAAAACGCGTGATAGCTTGCCTCTCGGCCTGTAACCGTTCCAGCTTCAAGCCCCTCGCTGATAGCGCGGGCTTTACGTTCTAGTATTGAGTGAGTCATAATCAGTTCCTAGTTGATTGATTACCCGCCTGGTGTTTGCAGCACTGAAAGGCGGGTTTTTTCGTTTTAGGCTTCCGCCAGCTCTTTGATCGTCACTCGCACAAACCCGCCAGCGAATACTTCTCTGCGTGATATGGACAGGCGGTCTATCTGGCTATCGTCCAGCCAAACGCCGGCGTGGGTCAGACTGTCCTGTACTGCTTTGATAAGGTTGTCTAAATCACGCTGACGGCGATCAGGTGGGAATGCCTGAATGTCCAGAACAACGCGGCCTGTAAGCGCAACCGGCATCGAGCGCAGCAGCTCCAGAACCTTTGCCCGAACCTCTGATCGATAGAGCCGCCCTGGCTTGCTGATGAGCACCCTGGGCCGGCCATTCACAACCGTGCTGCGCCAGTAGTGGTTCACCGATGGCGGGAAGGGCAGTTCTATCATTTTGAGTTCTGGCATTGCCTACTCCGCTTGCGCATTTCGAAAACTGTACGAGCGTGACGTGTCACGTTTTCCTTATGTTCTGCTGGGCATTCCGCCAGCCTTGCCTTCCGTTCGTCCCGATCTGCACCGGCTGTGACGTATGCATTCCATTCGCCAAGTGATCTCAAACCGCCTCCGAATGCCCCGGCGTACCTGTGTGAGCGCAGCGGCCGGGGAGTTGATGCCGCCCGGGAAACTCCCAGCCCTTAACATCTGGAAGGACTCACGCGGGACTAACCCGGCTCATGCTTCCGGCCTGCATGGGAGCCCTTCCAGATATCGACTCGTTTCGTGAGTCACTCGGCACATCACCAGGGTGAGCAAGGAGTCCGCGATACTCTGCGGGGGTGGCTCTTTGGCTGTGCTGCTGCGGTTATTCACATTGGGCTCCTACACCCTCTGCTCTATGACACCCACCACCAGCTGGGGGCTTGCCGATTCATGCCGCGGGCAAGGCGCGGTGCACTCCACAACTGAAAATCTAATAAGTGCCTGTCAGGGCGTTTTGAGTGACTTAAAAGCTTTGACCACCCCAGGCTTGCGTGTCGCCTTTAACCGGCCCCGAATGTTCTCCAGGGCCAGCTGCTTTAGCGCGTCTTCTTCGGTGATCCCTTCCGCTTGCGCATAATTTTTTATCTGGTGATTTTCTCGCTGCGATAACGAGATTTCTTGGTCAGGCATAATTGCCCCGGTTACTTGTAAGTGAGTGTCTACCCTGTCGCCCGGGCGCTATTATTTTCGGTAATGATTTCTTCTAGCCGCTCCATGGCGAGCATTCGTATCCACGCGCTAGGTTGTTGTCCTGCGGCTCTTGCTGTGACTTCAAGCAATTCCTGCTCGTCGTCATTCAAAGACACTTTGTAGGGGTGCTTTTTTATGTGCTTAGGATCTGCATACACGGCGATTACCTCTCAAGGCTTTTTAGTTATGCGGCTTGGACTTTTTCGTTTGGGTAGATGTCGGGGCGCAGTTCGTGGCGCGATACTCCAGTTGCATCTTCGATCGCCAGAACTCTTTCCGCAGGCACCCGCCCGGTGGCACACATACGCTGAACTGCTTGGGGCGAACAGCCAAGGGCGCGAGCTAGCGCCGACTGGCCGCCAATTTTTGCTGCCGCTTTCTCTGCTGCGTTTCGTTTCATCTCTAATCTCGCCGTTGCAATTCAAAGTTACAGGCAAGATTACTTCTTACAACGGAGAATTGCAATGCAATCTACAACTACGCCTTGTATCTTTCTTTGCATGAAAACAGGATCTAAAATTGCCGCCGCGCGCGAGGACAAAGAACTTAATCAATCCGAGCTGGCCCGCGCTCTTGGCGTCACTCCCCAGTCAGTGCAGGCATGGGAGTCAGGGAAAAACACGCCTCGCCCGCGGCGGCTGCAAGAAATTGCAGCGCTTCTTGGGGTTTCTGCTGGCTACCTCCTGGAAGAGATCGCTTCCGGAGGGGGTGGGGGAAACCACAACGCAGTAGCAGAGAGCCGTTCCGTATATGGCGCCCGAAAAGGTGACATCGATATCCCGCAGTACGATGTAAGCGCATCGATGGGCTCGGGGCAGGTGCTTCCCAGCGATTACATCGATACCGTACGACGCATTACGGTGACCTCCAATTTCTTGCTGGAGCAGGGTGTTAGCTATACCAAGGCCGGAAACCTGGCTGTGATTACCGGTTTTGGCGAGTCAATGAACAAAACCTTCAGCGACGGCGACCCGCTTATTATCGACCAGGGCGTAACCAGCGTGGTCACCGATGGGGTTTACCTGTTCACATTGTCGGGTTCACTTTTTGTTAAGCGCCTTCAGCGGCTTCAGAGCGGCATTCGGGTGATATCAGACAATGACTCTTTCACGCCGTTTGATATAGCCGCCAGCGACCCAGACAACCTCATTATCCATGCCCGCGTGCTGCTGGCCTGGCGATCTCAGCGCCTATAACCAAAACCCAGTGACACCACGCCGCCTTCGGGCGGTTTTTTGTGCCTTAAATTAAGCACCTGAATTTATCGTGTAAATAACTACAACTTAAACTTGCAGTCTACAATTCGGAGTTGTAAAGTTAACCCCTCGAACAACAGCACGGAGCAACGCCATGACCACCATCGAACGCCTCACATTCTGCACCCGCCGCAAGCCTGGCCAAGGTGCTAAGCCAACGGTTACCACTCGCAAGCTGAATGCCGTTGAGCTGGCGGACCTTAACGCGAAGACCAACACCCAGCGGCTGGTGGCCTACATCACCAAACGCGACAACCAGGAGCGGGCAGCATGATCGGTTACGAGCGCCTGCAGAAGCTGGTCGCACTGGCCACGAGTGAGCCCTCACAGATCGCTGAAAGCCGCATGTGGCCATGGTGTGAGGTGGTTACGGTAGAAGTGATGCAAGGCTGCCCGATGTATTTTGTGGGCGATGAGGAAGTTTCGGCAACCGTTGCAGCGGATGCCCTGGACAACCAGCCACAGCCCACAGCGGCATAAGGAGAATTTATGGCACTTATTTTATCTCGCAGGCCCGGTGAGGCCTTGGTGTTCAGAACCGCTGGCGGCGAAGTAATCAAAGCAACGCTGATAGGTATGCATGCCAACCAAGTTCGGGTTCCGATTGATGCGCCACAGAGCGTTTCTGTCGACCGGGAAGAAATCTATCTAAAGAAACAAGCGGAGCGTGAGTCATGAGCCAGTTTTGCCAATGGGAATGTATGCGAGAAATGGCGAATAAAGCGAATGTCAGCGGCCAGGCGCAGTTTTTCCGAGCCTCTGACGACCAAGTAGAACTCCAGATTGTGTCAGCCGGTGGGCTTTTACATTACCTGGCGGATGGCAAAGAGGTTTCAGTATCTGACATGGCTGGCGAAATGGCGATGCAGCACCAGATTCAGATTCTTCGAAACACCGAGCGGGTTATCGAGGCCGTTGGCGTGAGTGAGGGCACTAAAAATGCCGACATGCCGGCAACCCCTCACACGGTATATGACGAGCACGGCGTGGAGCAGCTGCGGGTGTCGGGGCTTACCAAGCGCGAGTACGCCGAAGTGCATGCCCTGGCCGGCGCGCTGACCAAGATTTTCGACGCTTACGAAGCTGTCAGCTACGCACAGCAAGCCGTTTCAATCCTGATGGACGAGTGGGCGGAGCGCGATTCCAATGCCTAAGTCACGCAGCCGCGGCAAGGCTTACCGCAACTGGCGCTTTGTGCATGTGATCGTTTGGGAGCAGCACAACGGCCCACTGCCCAAGGTCCACATTGTTCGGTTTCGGGATAGCGACAATGCAAACGCGAGCCCCAGCAACCTGGTCGCACTTACCCGGGGCGAAAACGCCGTGATTAACCGGTGGATGGCCATGGGCGAATTACCCGAGGGCGGCATGGATGTGCTGATTACCCTGGCACAAATCAAGATAGCCCAGCGCAAGCGGGCCAAGGAGCTTTCTCAATGACCATGAAATCACCGCAAAGCGTGATCGGCACGTCAGCCAGCGACTGCGAAATCGACATGATGAGCTTTGCCATCTCCAACCCCGTAACCGCGCTGCAAGTGATTGGCCAGGCACTGAACTACATGAACGCTCGCGGGATTGAGAAAGCCAGCCACCGCAGTGCGCTGATGAAAGCCGGGCGCAAAGCGCTCAAGCAGCTGGGGGAATTCTGATGGCACTCACACCCGCACAACGTAAGAGCCGCCAGCGTGAGCGAGAGAAAGAACTGGGTATGAAGCCTTTTCGCATGGAACTGGCCGCCAGCGAACGGGCAGCCATTGAAGCCGGGGCCCAGGCAGGCGGATACGAAGACCAAACAGAATACGTTCTTGCACTTGTTTATGCAGATCGTGACACGTCACAAAAGGGGGCAGCGTGAACAAAGACAACAATTTGACACCAGAGCAACGCGCCGAGGGAATTCGTCGTTACGACATCGGCCGTGCAGCTGGCAGAGCCGCGCGAAAGTTGTGCAACGACCGGTTAACCGAACGGTACGGCCTGAGCGCCCGCGCTATTGATCGCATTGCCGGCAAAGGCATCAAGTACGCACACAGCTCACGG